TATGCCTTCTTTGCCAGCGGTCACGAATAGAGCATCCATGGAGCTTACAGAAGCGTTGTGGGAGAAGAAATCAGAGGCATCAGCGAATTCCATACCTTCTGTGTCTAGGGCTCCTTCGAGTTCCTTAGCAGAAGAGGGTCCGAAGAAATCATCAGCAGCGGCTTCGATTTCGCCATCAAATTCATCTTCGTTAGCGAGATTGTCAACATTATCGTTCATTCCATCTTCGTCAAAGATAGCGGAGAAATCTAGTTCCTCGCCTTCAGTAACTTCGGCTTCTAGAGCGGCAACATCTTCTTTTAGATTTTCGATCTGCTCTTGAATGACTTCCTTCTTTGCTTCCTCAGGGGAGGCAGGAGCGGCAGCAGCATCTTCAGCAGGAGCTTCCTCTTCAGCAGGAGCTTCTTCCATTGGAGGAGCGGGAACTTCATCAGTGTCAGGCTCTTTAACTTCAGTTTCCTGAACGTCCTTGATGACATCTTCGCCTTCAGCGACCTTGACCTTGGCACTCTTGGCTTCGCCCTTGAGTTCCTTCTCGACTTCATTCTTCATCTTGTTCAAGAGAGAAGGATCTTCGATTAGCTCATTTAGCTCAACCTTGTGCATCTCTTCTAGCTTCTCGGCAAGCTTGGTGTAATGTGCATTAACAGCAGCTTGACGTAGAATAGAAGATAAAGCAAGAGTAGAGTTGGTTAGAAGAGAGGAGGCCAGTTTATACTGAACTTCTGCTGGGGCAGCGGGAAGTAGAGTCTTAGCAATAGTCCAGGATGCAGCAACACGAGTCTTGGCTTCCTTGGCGGAAAACTTGGATACGGGGGCAGCTTCTTTTGACTTTAGAGCGGCGATTCTTTCTCTTAGAGAGGTTTTAGCGGTCATGTTAAGACTCCTGGTGATTGAAAAGTTCGAACTTCTTCTTTATAGATGTTGAAAGTTTACTTCTTGCTTATTTTAAAATTTACCTTACTTGAGTAGTCTATGTAGGTCAGCGATAACTTGACTGGAATCAGGGAGAATCAGAGATGATGCGGCTTTACGTTGACCTGAGTCACTAGCATCTTTGGTAAAAGCCGTTTTAGGGCCTTCCCAACTATTAGCAACTATCTCTCTTAATGAGGCTCCGGGGAAGGCGGGGACACCAACCCAAGAGGCTTCAACGAACTTTACACCACCATTTGGAAGAGATTTATGACCACAAAGTTCTGCTACACGGCGAGAAACTCCGTCTTGATCTGGAATAAACTGACCCTTACTGTATTTTAAATGATTACAGTAATTTCCATCCTCTTTGACATGATGGCCACAATAGGAGCAAATAACAAGATCCGTTACACATCCCATGGACATGTACTTAGTTTTGCGGCTACGAATATCAGCGACTAATTGAGTATGAGCGTGATCGGTAGCCACTAATAGATCGACAAAATAAACCCATACAGCAGGAGTTATATTGATCTTTCTGAGAATAGCATCAATAATATGACCTTTAGCATGTTTGCTATTCTGTAAATGCTCTACGAAATTGAATGCGCCAACGAAAGACTTATAGGCTAACTTTAGGACTTCATTCTCCCAACCATCTTCATTTTGATTAATCAAATAGGAGCATTCTGGTTTAATGAGATAATCTTCTGAAGCATCCTCGGTCATTACGGAGGACATGATAGTAGTGTGACTCAAAAGATACTTAGTGGTATTAGCAGCTATTTTACTGAAGGAAGCGGTTTTACGCCCGAAAGCTTTAGGACCATGCAACTTCTCCCATGCCTCTACAGAGTACACGGGGTCAATTAATACGGCTGTTGCGGTTTTGTTAAATGACATATTTTACACCAAAAGAAATTCTAATGCGATTCCGTCATAAGACGAATCTACTAGGAAATGCGAGTATTTTGCTCTTACCTGTAACGCTTTAGAGATTTCATTTTCCATTTTAGCAATCTTGTCAGAAGTAAATTCAAGATTTGCTGTTTTATTACGGGGAATATTAACAATTAGATGCTGGTCATAAGACTTAACACTTGAGGTTAAACCTTTTAAAGAAGCTACAGCAGCTACTTTTTTAGCAGTTCTAGTCTTATTTAGCATATGATTGTAAGAACGGACTAGTAAAGAAGATTGGACTCTTAGATCCGGATCATTACCATTGTCCTTATCTAATTCGGCATCAGCTTCTTGAGAACCGTAATTCTTTAAGTCTTCACGAGGAGGAAGATCCACCGGCTCTTTCTTTAGATCATTTTTTCTAGGAGTGCTGTGTTTTACGCCCATCTCTTTGAGCCACTTTTCATCTTTTTCAGAGTGTTCAAATTCATGCGGAGTCTCCTGAGGTTTACCCTGAGTCGCAATCTGATCCTCTTCATTTCTTTTCGAAGCGAACGGATTACCACCATCTCTTCCAGGCTTAGTATGGTATGTCTTATCATAGTAAGGATATTTTCGAGACATCTCATCATTGAAGGCATCTGCGTTCCTATGAAGTAAAGAAGATTTAATCTGGCATTGATCTTCCCTAAATGGAGACTCCCTAGGTAAACCACTGTCTACTAGATCGTCTTTATCTGTCTTCAGGAATTCAGGTTCCATATAAGCTCTCATTAGAATAATGGATAGTTTATTTATTAATAAAAATAGCCTCTCTTAAAAATGAGAGGCTATTTCAGAGGATCTTACTAGATTAGGAGAGTCTTAGAGAAGCTCCAGTGGCATCAGCAGCACTATTACCGCTGTCGATGAACTCACCGTAAACAGAGCCCATACCGTCCTGGATATCAGAAACCATGATAGTGGCATCTTCTGATACAGCGGCCTGCTCAACCTGATAAACGGTGGAGTAATTGGTCATCCAACAGCCGAGATAAACAGTGACTACAGCATATAGACCGGGATTACCTAGATTGTTAAGTCCACCCTCATTAGGGACATCGGCTCTTACAGCCTGTCCAACATTTGGATCATCTGAAGCTAGCTCGGAGAAGACGATCTCAGTCTTGATATCAAATGGCCACTTGTGGTGCTTGAGGGATCTAACTAGACCGCTTACGCCTGCCTTGTAACCGAACATCTGCATGATATTGGCGAGGTATAGAGCATGACGATTGACAGTCAAGGACATTGGCTGGGTCACACCGGGGACTAGTTCTGCGATCTGATCACCATAGCCTAGACCACGGACAGTATCGACATTCTTGGTTTCGGAAACGTTAAATGAGGTAGTTACACCCATTTTAACAAACTTACCCACATCAACAATGCCGGAGAAAATTTTGAACCTGCTCGAAACTACGGTTTTAGTTTGTGCGCTAGTTCCTTGAAGGTAAAGATAGTTGTCGGCCATTTGAATTATACTCCTCTTTCTAAGAGATTAAAATATTGTTTCCTTAAATTACTCTTCGGAGGCAAGAGATAGGCCCATAAACTTCATTGATGATTCTTTTCCAAGTGTCTTTTTAGCTTGACTTAAAGCAACAGCCCAAGGATTATAGTCTGGGTCATCTCCCTTAAACTCTGGCTTCTTCTTTAATTCTTTTACAATCTCTTCAGCTTTGTTCTTTACAGATTCAGGTTGGCCCTTGAAAGCAGCTTCTTTCTGGCTCTTTGACTTATGGCATTGTTGACAAATTTTATGATCTGGCTTATTGGGGCTAAAGGGCTTCTTGCACTCTTCACAATTGACTGATTTGCTAGCCTTTTTCACACATTCACATTTGCCACCAGAAGTGCATTCGCATTTTTCGTCTTTCTTACACTTTCCACAGCACTCTTTAGAAGACTTCTTTGATTGCTGTTTCTTAGCATCTTCAATGGAGTCTTCAGCTAAGGTTAGAACGTCAAGTTGCTTGTCTAGAACTTTTTCTACTTCAGCTAGTTTCGTTTTTAGACGAACCATATCTTCACCAGCAGATTTAACTAGAGCAGAGTTATTAGCAACTTCTACGGTTTTCTTATAATCGAAGAAAATTCCAGCAACTTTTTCGCCTAGATCCTGAGTGAATTTAAGAGCCTTTTTGGTTTCAGTAGAAGTGATTTCAGAGGAGGCAGTCTTAGAGGACATCTTATCATTCATTAGTGCTTTATTGTCCACAGGAGCTTCTTCCAGAGGTAGCTCATTATTGGGGGTCTCTTCGGCAGGGGCAATATTCAAATCATCAAGGCCGGTTCCACCACCAACAGAATCCACACCCTCATCTACGTTCTTGGAATAGAAGTCGCCTTCAGCGAGTTTATCCTGAGTTGACTGGATAGCCTTCACAATAGACTCATTGAGGGCTAGAATGGCCCTTTCTACTTCCTTAGGCCATGTTGCAGGATTGACAGGATCGCCCAGATTGGTCCACTCATTTTTTGCAGCCTCTAGAAGAGAGACTATACCAGAATCCACTGAAGTTTGTTCTTCAGATTCAGACTCTTCGGCTGCTCCACCTTCTGCGGCTAATTTGAGATTCAATTTTGAATGTTTATCCATTGGTAATTCCTCTTTATGCTGTGGCTCTTCTAATGAAGATTGCTTTCTTTCTACGATTGGTGCAATTTCTTGAAGAAATTGGCTATCACTAAATGGGGCTACAACCTTCTCATTTAAAGATTTTTGGGTTAAGTTAACTAGATATTTTGCTATTACTCCAGCTAGCATTCCTGTATTTAATCTAGTTGCACCGGGAACAGTTTGCTGCAAATCGGTAACAACTTTCGCTGCTATGGCCTTTTCGCCACGCTTATTGAGCAAATCGGCTAGGGCCATTCTTTTTGTTTTTACATAATCAAGGATCTGTTTTGCAGTATCATTGACATCGGCTTCTTTTTCCAAAGAGCCTTCCTTATCCTGATAAGTTTTATCCTTTTCATACTCTTTTGAGGGGTTGCTAGTTTTTTGAGGAAGATCCAGTTCTTTGACTTGAGGATTATGTTTATCACATATGATCCCTTTATCCTTACAGTCGGAACATTCTACTTCGGCTATAGCCCTTTTTCTCATCATGTTAGATTTCATTTTGTTACCTTTAGGCTGTTGCATCAGGAAGTTGAGTTAACTGAGCAGGGGTAATTGCTCTTAGAGAAGTCATAGCGGCTTGAATACGAGTATCCATTTCAGCGGCCCAGGCAGTGGCGGCGTTAACTGGAGTAACAGTAGATCCAGTAATGCAGTCTAAAGTTCCTTGAACTACAGCGGGTTGACCAGGAAGGGCAACAGGAAGAGCAGACATAAATCTAACTGGACTACTAGATAGAGCAGTTGTGATTCCAACATTATATGTCGATCCGGCTACTGAAAAAGTAAAGGTTTGCATGGACACAGAATCAGTAAAGGTGCCAGACATATTGACAATAGGATCACCATAAGCAGCAATCCTTTGTCTATCTGAAGCATCAGTTACATCTCCTACAAAACTAGGCTGTAGGGTGACAGTGACAATATTGTTTAGATGTTGTACTACTGGATGGATCTTCATTATTTATCCAAAGGAAAAAATGGGGGAGGTTTAGTCCCCCATTATCAATTAAAGGCTGGTGGTGATTGTTAGAGCTACATCAATCCAAAGTAGGGAGAAGATGGGCTTTAAGGTGAAGGCCACATGAACTACCGTAGGATCGGAGGCATCGGGAGTGACTACTAGATTCTTGTAGCCTTCGATGATTTCATTAGCAACTAAGGTTCCCAAGGTAGAGCTAGTTACGATGGAGATAGAATTCAAGGCAGTTTGTAGTAGCTTACGGCCAATGAACTGGTCTAGAGCGGAACGAACCTGCTTGCGAGTGTAATCCACAATCAAGCGGCTAGTAGGTTCTCTCTTTAGCACTGAAGAATTATCAGTGGTTACCCAGTGACGAATCTGTAGTGAACCATTGTTATTGTAGAGGCAGGTAATACCGTCACCAGCCATTAGGTCCAAGGTGGGCTCATCGTAGGAGGCAATTAAGCTATCGAAACCAACTAGGCTGCTACGAGTTAGTGTAGTAGCTACGTCAATCGCGGGGTTAATGATTGCACCAGCCATGGCAGCGGCAACGAACTCTCCGCCAACAGCGTACTGAGCAGTCTTGCCACCAGTGGTTAGGGAGATTAGGGCTCCGGTAACACCCATTGCAGTCATTCTGTCAGAAGCGATGGAACGAGCAGATGATCTCATGGTATCGGGGGTATCGTAGAAACTGAAACCATAGACTGAGGTAGCTTCACCGGAATTACGTTGAGCGGCCTGAGTGATGAGGTAGCGGTTTAGATACTGAATAACCACAGGAGAAGAAGTTAGGGGCTGAATCATATCGCACTTGCGATTGCTTCCGGGTAGGGGAGCAGCTAGAGAAGCGATAGCGGACATGTAGGTTTCATCAGAAGCGGTGGTTAGACCGGTATCAGTTGGAACCTGCAAGCAGGCAAAGATTTGTCCACCATTCTGCACATAAAGCATGGCAGCTAGAGAGAGCTTATTAGAAGGAGTAGGCTGACCATAAGCAGCGTAAGCATCAGCAGTGTTAGTGTAGAGTCTTAGTGCCATATCAGCAGCGGTCTTGGCTACCGAGTAGGTGGCATAGTAGAAATCACCAACAGCGGGGGTATTGCCAGACTTGTTGTAAGTGGTGATGATGTTGGTATCAGGGTTAACTGAACCTCCGCCAGAATCTCTCATTCCGTAGGTTGAGACAACTTCAACCTTCAATCCTGGCATAGCGATTGTTGGAACAACTGAAGTCACGCGACCAGCAGCTTTACTAACGATGAAGGTGAGGGTATCACCTGGACGATAGTGATAAGAAGGAGAGGGTAGGACAGTGTAGCCAAAGTTTAGAGCATCTAGAGGATTGACTAGAGTGAACTTGACACCAGTTCCAGCATCAATGTAAGTCTGGTTTAAGTAGCCAGAAGTTCCTACAGGGGTTCCACCACCAGACCAGTTAGCATAAGCTGGAGTAGTAGCACCACCAGTTAGGGAGAAGCCATCTGCTAGGACTTGTCCAGAGGTTCTGGAAGAAGTTACCTTGTAGCGATTAGCATAAGGGGTAGTAGCTAGGTTCTGTCCACCGGCTAGGGTAGCCACACCACCAACAGTTACCTGAGTGGAAGAAGGAATACCGGAACCAGGAACCAAAGAAGCAATGATCTGAGTAGTAGGAGAAGTTCCTAGAACTGTATCAACAGCATAAGTAGTTAGGAGGGTGATTACATCTTGTAGGGTTCTAGTAGAGCTATCACCTTTTACAATGTTGATGGTTAGAGCATTATTTCCAGTCACAACTAGAGCGGCGGCTCCATCAGCACCAGCGGCAGATACAAGCTGAACAGTGAATCCGTTAGCGAAAGAACCAGGAGTTTGAGCAGTGAATAGTAGTCCAGCATTTGCAGAGCTACCAACTCCAACAGCAGAGGCTTGAGCAGCTAACTGAGTGGTATAGGCTAGGCTATCATTTTGGAAAGTGACAGTGATAGTTTCATCAGGAGATTTGCTGGCGACAGTGAATAGGTCAGGAATAGATAGACCATTTGCTACGGGCCAAACAATTCCTGTAGTGGCAAAATTGCTTTCGTATACGGCAGAGGTTCCTACGGTAACTGGAGGAATAATAGCTCCAGTTTCATTAGAGATAGTGTAAGTTCCTTGTCCAGTTACACCAGCAGTTTTAACGGCTAGAGTAAAGGTGTGATCGTTGATTACATTGCGATAGTAAGAAGCATATACATTTCCAGAGGTTGGAGGATTGTATAGTTTGACAGTGGCCGAATTACCAATGACCTGGATGACTCTTACCGCGCCAGCAGCCAAGGCAGCAGCGGGGGAGGTTCCCACATAAACCTGGACTAGAGCAGGATTGTTAGTAGCACGATCTAGACCGGAGCTATCGGTGGGGACATCAGGTAGAGTGAAGACAGCATTTTTGCCATTTACAACGCCACTTGCTTGCTGTAAGTAGACCTTTTCATCAACCATTGAAGCAACAACATGAGAAGCGTCAAAAGGAGTGTAGCCAGCGGTCCATTGACCAGTAGCATCAGTTACCGAAGCACCCCATAGAATGGCAGAATCACCATTAGGTAGAGTCTCTAGAACGTAGTCCTGTCCTTCGATGAAGTCAGCACGATCAGGACCGTAACCCACCATAGAGATAGAGGAAACATTGCTAGAAGGTAGAAGATCATAGGTATCTTGATAGTTGTTAGCGTAGTAGCTGATAATGACAGTCTGGCCAAAGGTTACAGGGTTGGCTAGGGTGACTAGACCGTTAGGTCCATCGAC